GTTAATTGTGTTGCACCGGTTGCCGCATCGGTTCCCGTTTTTGACATTGCAGCCATTGCCGCGCCAACTTGATCAAATGAAACGCCCATATTTGACGCCAAAGGAATCACGCCGCCCATTGCACCGGCTAATGCCGAAGCTTCTAATTTACCTTCGCGAACGGCCGCGGTCAAAATATCTGTTGCACCCGAAGCGGATAAATTTTCCGTTCCATAAGCGTTCATTGCTGATGTAGATAAATCGGCAATTGTTTTTGTTTCACCTAAACCAACGGCCGCCGCTTTTAACGACATATTTAAAACATCTATAGCATCGGAACCCCTTAAACCGGCCGAAGTAATAAAGAACAACGCTTCAGCGGCTTCATTTGCGCTTTTACCGGTATCTATTGCCATTTTCTTTGCAGCGTCACCCATTTCCGCCACCTTATCCGCCGAAACGCCCACAAGCGCCTGAATTGACGTCATTGATTTATCAAAATCAAACGCCATTTTGGTTGCAGCCGCACCGGCCGCCACTAATGGTAATGTTAAACGAGTTGACATTGATTTTCCAACGCTTTGCATTTTTGAACCAAATGATGAAAGTTTTGATGATGCTGATGAAAGCGCGTTTGACAGTTTAGAACTGTCACCGGTAATATTTACTTTTAAATTTTGATCCGCCATAATAAAGAATATAATTAAAACAAAAATACAAAAAAAAAGACGCTTTTATTTTAGCGTCTTTTGATTAGTCATTGATTGCGATTTATTTTCAAACGCTTCCATTTCTTGACGCGTTGATTTTGGAATATCTCTTTTTTGTTTTCTAATTTTATCAACGGGCAACGGAAATAATTGTTCGGGTTTCATCATTTGCGATTTCTTTTGACAATTAACATTGTAAATCATTGTTGAAATATATCGCGATTGCTCCCAATTTAGATTCACTTTGTTATGATAAGATTCCGCCATTAAACCGTTTTCACGCCAAGTTTGCCGCCAAAAATCATCGGGCAAAATCCCAATTTGCCCAATATAATAATCGGTTAAAGTTTCAAAGTTTATTGTTTCTTTGACGGCTTCGGCTTTGCCGCACCTTTTGGATTGGTTTTTAGTGAATTTCCTAAAATCTTGGATTCACTCATTGCCTCAATAATTTCATTTATTTTTTCGGCATCAATATCATCAAGCCAGGTTCCAACCGTATAAAGATTGTAATCAACTTTATTTCCCTTTTCTAAGTCATTGGCTAATGCCGCGGAATAAATTAATGCGCGTAATCCATTTAAAGAAATCCCGGATTCAAAAACGCTGCCAATGTCCTGAAGTGATACGCCAATTTGTTCGGTAAATTCCGCCCAAAAGTTCATAGAAAAATGTAATGTTTGTTTTTTGCCGTCAACGGTTATATCAATATAACCTCTTTTTTTGTTTGTCATTTTAAAAGATTTGATTAATAAAAATAAAAAGCCATCGTTAAAAAATTAACGGCGGCTTTTTTATGATAAAAAACTAATGTTAATTAGTTAGTTGATTTTACTATTGCACCGGTAATTGTAAGTGATCCGCTATAAGTGACAGCCGATTCCATTTCCGCGGACATTTCAACGCTTGATAAAAACGCTTCAGCCGTATAAATTGCGTCACCGGCTTCAGTCGTTCCAAATACACAAGTTAATTGAGTACGGGCCAAAAGAAAATCAGCCATTTCAATCGCGTTTGATGTATCATCATAAACAATTAAACCTTCAAAAGATATTTCACCGCCTTTAACGCCGCCAATATATTCAGAAAATCCTGCCGAATCTTTTGTTGTTGCTTCCGGCGTGTCCATTGACAAAGAAAGCGAACAACTTGTTGTGTGTCCAATTGTTGCACCTTCTATTTTCAATAGTAAATTTGTGCCGTTAAAAACTCCAGTTGTAGCCATTATATAAAAATTTTAATGTTATTTAATTTTTTGTAAATATACGAATTATTATTTATTGTTAAATTGTTGTTAGCGCTTGGGCTTCAGCTTGTGTGATTGCCGTGTTATAATATTGAACATTATTAATTTGCCCGAAAAAATCTTGACCGCCTAAATTGTTTTCATTGAAAGCGAGCGCATTTAATCCAGTCGAAACGCTTCCTGAAATATCAAAATGAATTAAAGAACCGTTTTGGTAAAATTTAAAATCGTTTAATTTCCAAGTTATAATAAATTTATTTCTAACATCAAAATCAACATTAGTGTATTTTTGAGCGTCAATGGTTCCATTTGTATGCGCAACAAACAATCTAAATTGATTATTATTACTTTCTTTACCAATTGCAACACGATTGTTTGAACTACCATCGGATATTGTGATTCGGCCCGAACTACTATCTTTTATTGACTTTTCAATATCAACAAACATTGAACCTTCGGCGCTGTTAAACAATGCTAAATCGCCGCTATCTTGGCAAACATCTTCACTTTTTGAAACCGGAGTATCTGTTGTTTCAATGTAACTTGTTAAAAAAGTGTTTTGTTGAATCATTGCACCCCACAAATAAACAAACGCCGTTGAACTTGTATCACCGCCATCAATGTTGCCGCTTGTACTTCGAGCGCTGAAATAATTACCTAATAAATTTCTAGTATCTGACAAATATGAAATTGATATTCTAAACCATCCGTTGTTGTATTCTTTTACGCTTGTACTTCTTAATATTGCGTTTGAACTTGCGGCGTTGCTATAAATAATTGATTTAGTAGAAAATTGAAATCGTATATCAATTCGATCTGTATAATTTCCTTGTACTCTTAAAGCAAAATAATCGCCTTCGCCTTGTTTTACAAAAATTGATGAAGTGTACTCTAATTGACTTGCGGATTTTGTTAAAATGTCATTTATATAATTTGCGGCGGTTGAAGTCCTTGATATCTTATCGGCGTTTAATTCATTACTCGGTGAAATTATATTGTTTGCTGTTACGGTTACATTTGTTTTTGACCAAATAGCATTGTCAAATTCTTGACTTCTAATTTGTAGATTTGATGTCGTTGGTTCTAATAATAAAACCGGACATTTGCCATTTGTGTAATCTAAACGCGGAACGTTTGTAAGTACCGATTCAATAAAACCGCCTTTGTTTACGCGCGTTCCAATTGTTGATCTTGTAAACGTTGTAAAATCGCCGTTACCATTTTCCGGTAAAACGGAATAAAGTTTTCCGGATTTATATCCACTTGGAATCATCGCCAATGTTGGATCCGCCATTTATTAAAATTTATGTGTTAAATAGTCAACCCCATAAAACGAGTGTACTCCGTTACTATCTAGGTCAACATTAGCCGACTTCCAGCCGTATGGGTGTTCTGCTTTGATTAGCTCACCGTCTTCGCTGTAAGTGTCTTCTAACTGCCACGCTACGTCTAAGTGGTATTTATTACTTAATACTGGTGCTTTAGTTTCATTGCCTTCGTTGTCGTATTCCCCACGCTCTAAGACGATATAACCGAGTTTAACGATACTATGCTTATGCGTTGGGTATTCGTTTCCGTCTTCGTCTTTTGCAACTCCAAGTGATTTAATCTTGCTTAAAGCTGTTTTTTCGTTTTTGAACTCGTATTTTGATATATACATTTTTATTTATTTTATATTGTTGTTAAACAAGTTAATTCTGCATCTGTAAGAGCTTCTTTAAATACTGCTACGCATTTATTTTTACCTAAGAAATCATTATTCCCTGCTCCATCATCAAAAGCTAATTCTGTTAAAGTGTTAGCTAGATATAAAGTTGGGTTAGATATTGTGCCTATTTTTATACTATTTATCCAGAAAGCAATTTCAGAGTTTGAATACTTTAAAGCTATTTTATTGAAATTTGTTAAATCTATACCGCTTGAAATTAATTGACCTTGAAAAACACCTCCAACCCTCCATAGAAATTGCAAATTAGCTGCTGTTTGTCTTATTTCAATCCTATTTGAGCTTGTGCCATCGGAAAGAGATATATAATAATTATATCCAGAAGTAGTTTCTATTTGGCTTTTACTTTCCGCATATA